TGAGAAAATGGTAAGCTCCTTCAAGCCGCTTTCAAAGGAAATCAGTAATAAGGATGGAAGTAATCCTCACTGCGCTATTTGTGATGAGCGCCATGCCTGGAAGTCAAATGAACTCTTTGAAGTCCTTAAGTCCGGCACCGGTGCAAGAAGGCAATCCCTTATCTTGACCATAACCACAGCAGGGCGTGATATATCTCTGCCTTACTTCAAACAAATGGGATATTTAACTGATCTACTGAGAGGCAAGGTCAAACAAACAAATCAGTTTGCTCTTATTTTTACTCCAGATGAGGATGATGACTGGACCTCTCCAAAAACCTGGCGTAAAGTAAATCCGAGTTATGGCAAAGCTTTGAGACCGGAGTACATTCGCCAGGAATGTGATGAGGCACTCAAGAAAGGTGGCACTACCGAAACGAATTTTAAAACCAAAAATCTCAACATTTGGGTAGATGCTCCGGATGTGTGGATTAAGGATGATTTTGTAAAGGCCTGTAGTTTCGGCACCAAAGCGGAAGATCTGGAAGGCTGCACTTGTTATGCAGGATTGGACATTGCATCGCATGTTGACTTCAATGCCCTTGCGCTTTGGTTCCCGGATGAGCCAAACAAGCCGGTTATTATGCATTACTGGCTACCGGAATCTAAGATACTTGATCCTGCCCAAAAAGATGGAGTGAATTACTCCCTATGGCACCAAGCAGGTTGGATTCATAAAATGCAGGGCAACGTGCTTGACGTTGATGCCATGAGTTCAGACATTGCTGAAATAATTGGTAAATATAATTGCAAGAGATTGGCCTTTGACCCTTACAAAGCTTATCATGGTGTTATCCAAAACCTAACCAATGATGGATTGAGCGAAATACTGGCTGAATACTCTCAAGGAATCCGGAATATGAGTGAACCAACGAAAAAACTTGAGAGCATGGTTATTGGTACAGAGATAGATCTTCGTGGAGATCCGGTATTGCGTTGGATGTTTGGCAATGTGGTAATTTATGAGGATGCAAACCAAAACATTAAGGTTCATAAGTCAAAATCTCGCAATAAAATTGATGGAATTGTAGCATTAATCAATGCCATTGGGGGTTGGATGTCCTTTGTTGCCGATGAACAAAAGGACAAAATTTATGAAAATTACTCCCTTCGGAGCGTAAAAATCAATTTTTAAAATTGCGTCTTTTTGAGCTTTTTCGTATCAAATTTGATATAATTTGAGTAAAAACGTATCAATCCAAATTTTAAGCGTACCGCATACGCATCTATAAGCGTATTTTTACATAAAAGCGGACGCATAAATGGCACGTAAAAACTTTTTTCAGCGTACAAGTGCAGCAATGCGCTATATGTTTTTAGGAACACAATCCAATATTGTGAGCCCAATTAATGTAAAAAACATCGACTTTGGTGTTAATGTGTCACAGGATAGTGCGCTCAAATTTACTGCTGTGTATGCAGCAATCAAGTTACTCTCTGAAAATATTGCAGCTCTGCCTAAAAGTGTAAAATTCCGATCCGAGAGAGGTTGGGAAAAAGCAGATCACGCAGCAAACCGCCTTTTGAGTATTAGGCCAAATGACTATACAGACATTTTTGCTTTTTGGTTTACAATCAATGCAAATTTGCAAGGTTGGGGAAATGCCTTTGCAGTCATCAAGTATGAGAATGGAATCCCAGTTTCCTTACACCAGATACACCCTCGCAATGTAAAGATAGGATTTGTTGATGGGCAAAAAGTATTTGAGGTTGATTGTCCTTTTGGATTTCAAAAGCAGTTCAACGGCAGATATCTGAATTGGGAAATGCTGCACTTTATGATGTTTTCTCTTGATGGAATTACCGGAATTGATCCAATTACATACAATGCTGCTGCAATAGGCAGGGGCATAGCAGCTCAGGAGTTTTCCGCAGAATACTATCGCAAGGGAGGTAATATAAAGGGCGTACTCGAAACAGATCAAAACTTAGGCACGGAGGCGTATAAGTCCTTTACCAAACGATTTACCGAGGCTTCCGGAAATTTTGAAACTCCGCTGTTGGAGTATGGCATTAAATATAAGAACATAAGCATAAATCCAGTTGCAGCTCAGCTAATTCAAAGTGAGACGCTTTCTATTCAGGACATTGCAAGGATTTTTAATGTTCCCCCTCACCTGCTTGCTGAATTGACCCATGCAACATTCAGCAACATTGAACAACAAAATATATTTTTTGGAACACACTCTTTGAGGCCTATTTGCAAAAGGATTGAAAATCAGCTTGAGGATAAGCTATTTCTGGATGATGAAAAAGCCAACTATTCTGTAAAATTTGATCTCAAAGGTTTTATGAGGGGAGACAGCAAATCGAGGAGTGATTACTATAAGAATGCTATCAATTCAGGATTTATGACACGTAATGAGGTCAGGGATCTTGAGGAGCTCCCGGCTCTCGATGGACTTGATGATCCTTTGCAACCTCTCAACATGGTGCCGGTTGGCAGCAATGATGATATTGATGACGGCGATGATAATAATCCGCCTCCCCGCAAAAAATGACACAATAAAAATTCAGAATAATGGAAGATAAAATCAAACGCAGATACCTCGAGGATGCCCAAATTAGGAGCATTGATGATGAAGCCAGAACGGTAGAGTTTGTGGCAAGTGATAATACTGTGGATTCCTACGGTACAGTGTTGCCATCTGATAAATGGGATTTAAAGAGATATGAGAAAAACGGTATTATAGGCTATCAGCATCAAGTCTATGGGGATTATGGTAAGGCTGATCCGGATGATGTCCTCGGTCATGGCCAGGCATTCGTTGAGGATAACAAGTTGATCGTTAAGGCCACTTTTGAACCGGCAGAAATAAATAAAAAGGCCGACAAAATTTTCAAAAAAATTCAATTTGGATCCATCAAAGGAGTTTCTGTTGGGTTTATGCCTACAAAGCCAGGTCACTGGGGAGATAAGAAAAAAGGAGAGGATCCGGATGTTTACTATTTCGAGGGTCAGGAACTGATTGAGGTATCAGTTGTGAACATACCGGCAAATCCTAATGCCGTAAAAAGGAACATCGCTGAAGAAAGGCAGGAGCTTGAAGAGAGCCGTCCTACTGAAGAAAATGATACTTCGGAAGAACAAAAGGTTGATGACAACCCTACTCCGGAGATAAACGAAAGAGAAATATTAACCAAAGCCAATGCTGCAATAAGCTTGGCACAAATCAATTGACATATTATGAAAACATCAAGAGAATTGTCAGCTGAGTTGAACGCCAGGATGGCGACACTTGGCGATAAAGAGGGGGAAGAAAGAAATGCTATCCTCAGAGACATTGAGGGCTTAACGAATGAGCTCAATACTGTATTGGCAGCTGAGGCTGCTTTGAAAAACAAACCGCTCCAGGATCCTGAAAAGAGAGAGATTAAGAGGTTTTCAATTTCAAAATTCCTTAGAGAGGCCTATTATAACAATCTCACAGGAATAGAGAGAGAGATGAATGATGAGGCAATAAAGGAGCGTGCTAACGCCGGAATAACTGGGGGTGAGAGATTTTCCATTCCATCAATCTTTCTGAGAGAAGGAGGCTCCGAACCAGATCCCTTCCCATTCTACAACATTGGTACAGCGACTGAGGGTGCTGAATTTGCCCACGTCACTCGCATAAGTTATGCAGAGGCCTTGAGGAATAACCTTGTTTGTGCAAAGGCAGGAGCTACCTACCTTACCGGCCTTCAAGGTAATGTAAGAATTGTAAAGGGTGGTGGGGCATCTGCCTCCTGGCTTGCAGAGGGTGCCTCGGCGCCAAAGGAAAAGCAGACTTTTTCTGCAATAACGATGTCGCCGAAAAGGCTTCAAATTTTGTCCGGATACACTCTTGATCTACTCAAGCAAACCTCACTCGATGTGGAGGTACACATCTTGCGTGATATGATAAGATCTCATGCAGAAGCATTAGATGCAGCAATTTTGGCAGGCACCGGCTCAGATGGGCAGCCTACAGGAGTGCTTAATGCATCAGGCATCAACTCTGTGGCTATGGGTGCAAATGGCGGTGATATTAATTTTGCCAAATTAGTGCAAATGGAAGAGGAGGTGGGTATTGATAATGGACTTTTGGGCTCACTTGTTTATATTACCAACTCAAAGGTTAATAGTAAACTAAAAACCACGCCCCAGGTTGCAGGATATCCGGTTTACCTTAAGGATAGCAATGGTATATCCAATGGCTACCCCGTGCTTGTTTCTAATGCAGTGCCTTCTAATCTAACCAAGGGTACATCATCAGAAAAATGCTCTGCAATGTTATTTGGAAATTGGAATGAGGTGCTTGCAGGCCAATGGGGAGGCATTGATATTCTCATTGACCCTCTCTCCTCTAAGGAAAGCGCAGTGATAGAAGTTACTGCATATGCCTACCATGACGTTTGTGTGCGCAGAGCTGACAGCTTCTGTAAGATTGCAGACATTACTACTTAATTTGAGTTTTTTCATTTTTAGATAAAACGTCTGGTTAATTATTGTTTTTGTTCACGATGGAAAAGATCTGGTATAATCGTAGAGCCGTGAGCCTTGATGCTCTAAAGCGCAATGTGCGCCTCCCTGAGGAGGATAAAACATTCGATGAACTCCTTACCGATAAGCTCGATGCTGCCATTGCAGCTACGTCAAGCTTCATTGGCAGGGATCTTCGTGTCATTTATGAGCTTACCGGATCTTTCCAAAGTGAAATAGAAATTGAAAGAGATCGTTGTTTACACATTACAAAAGTGCGTGTGAATGATGTTGAGGTGTTAACATCTCAGTGGTGTTATGCGGAGGGCAAATTGGTTATAAGAGGGAATTATCCGGAAGAATCAACGCTCAAAATAATTTTTGAATACAATCAGGACATTGTCAACGCAATTATAATGCACGCCTCCTCACTATTTTTGAGTCCTACTGATAGTGTTGAGGCGTTGCCCAGAGCATCACAAAATCTATTAAGAGCTTACCGCCATGACTGAGGTAGAGATAGGAAAATTCGATACGAAGATCACCTACCTGGCACCGGTACAAACAACCGGATCGCAGGGTGAAGTGGTTATTGACTATTCGCCAATTTATACCTCATTTGCTGAGCGCAGGACCAACATTGATGAGTTCAACAGCAACAGCAACCTTGAGCAAGCGGAATCGCTGACGATCATAACATACAAATGTCCGGTAACAACCAGGCACAGGGTTAGAATAGGCTGCGGAGATTATGAGATTACCGGTATTGACCCAATGGAAAGGATGCAGCTATTCATGATGCTAAACCTTAAAAGAATAAAAATCGCTAATGGCTAAGCACTACCATAGCATCAAAGGCATAGAGGAGGCTCATAGAATCCTTGACAGAGCACCCATGAGGGCTACGAGGATCATCAATAAAAGCCTTTACGCTGCTGCGCAGGTGGTTATCCCGGATTTGAAGTCAGCAGCTCCCTTTCCTGCTGCGAAAGAGTTGGTAGCTCACAGAATTAAAAAAACGCCCAATGGTAGGGCGTTGATAGTAGGATTCATTGGCGCAATGGAGGGTGAGAAGAAATTCGATTGGTTCAAAGCCTACTGGGCGAACTATGGCACCCTTACAAGGAGAGACCCTAACCACTCTTTTGATTATCCCATAAAAAGGTTGAGACAGAAGCGGAGAAATGAGGTTGGGCAGCCTGCACAGAATTTCTTTGAAAATGCCCTTAGGGGAAAAGAGAGTGAAGTGATATCAACATTTGAAAAAACGATAGAGAAAAACTTAGACGAACTATACAGATGACGAACACGATAGGACAAAAATTAAAGGAGATCATTGATCCGATAACCACGCTTTATTTGAGCGAGGCGCAAACGGATAATCTCCCCTTTTGTGTTTATGATCCGGAATATAGAGAAGAGCGGACCAAAGAGGGCATTTACAAAGTCGTAGGCTACATAACTCTTTATGTGGAAGCCATGACCTTTGAACAAGCTGAAAGCCTTATGACGGCAATAAAAACGGCCATAAATGGAATTGAAAGTCCGCAGTACAATTCAACCTTCATAATGGAAGATAAAAAGTCCTATGAAGGAGTTTGGATTTTAAAAGCAGAATATAACATAAATCAATATAAAATTTAACAAATCATGGAAGAGGAAAGAATTTTAGGATACAACTGCCGGTTGAAGATCCAAAATAAACTACTGGCAGGTACAACTCAGGATGATCTCAACATCAGCGCCGTTACCAAAGATAGCATAACAAAAGATGATGCAGGTAACAAGAAAAGCGCAATCGTAGGACATGAGGTAACATTCAGCGTCAGTGGCATTGTTACGCTTGGCGCAACCGCAGGCACGCACCTGAGCAGGGATGAAATAATCGCATTATCTCTGCTTACCGGAGATGATGCTATTGTTGGGGTTGAATATGTTGCTGGAAATGGCGCAGCGTATGAAGGTGATGCAGTGATCACCAGTTACTCCGAAGGCTCCGGCTCGGAAGAGGAGGCC